CGTGGCGAACCTCGCCGAGGAGATCACCATCGACCACCAGTTCGACATCAACAGCAACAGCCACAAGTATCTGGGCTGCGCCCTGTTCGACGCCAAGCTGGCGATCGCCGACGCTGCGAAGAGCATCGTCACCGCTTAATCGCGGGACCCGGCACGGCAGGCTTCCGGTGACGGAGGCCTGCCGGTGACCGGCTGAGAGGAGGCGGGCAAAATGTCACTTCAGGCAGTCATTGCGCGCGTGCGCAAGAGTCAGAACATCACGAGCACGGCGTTCGATGAGGAGCTGACAGACGTGGCACGCGCTGCCATCCAGGACATGATCGACTCGGGCGTGCCCGAGGAGGTCGCGACGAACCATTCGCACCCGCTCGTTCTGCAGGCCATCAAGGCTTATGCCAAGGCATAGGCGGCATGGGAGGATCCTTCCATCGCGGACGGACAGCGGGGAGCCTATGAGCAGATCGTCGCCAAGCTTGCGCTGGTGAACGGTCACGAGGCGGGTGGTCGCTGATGAATCGCAGAGTCGAGCTGAATCTGCTGGACAAGGTGATCAACAAGAGCAGCACCGGCTTTCAGAGCTACAACTTCACGACCGGGCGCACTGTTCTGGGCACCCAGGGCAACGTAACCCGGAGCGAATTCTATCAGGCCGCAGCCGCAGGCATGCAGCCGAGCGCGGTCTTCATCATCAGCGAAGCCGACTACGATGATGAGAAGTATCTCATCCACAGCGGCAAACGCTACAGGATCCTGCGCACTTACCGGCTGAACGGGCGCAAGGTCGAGCTCACATGCGAAGGAGATGCACCGAATGACGCTTAACAGCTTTGTTAATATCATCAAGGGCATCGACGCGAATGCGAGCCGATACACCGCCGTCGGTCAGCGGGGCGATCAGTACACCGTCTGGCACGATTATCACGTCTACAGCGAGATGGCAGACGGTGCGCCATACGCCAATGTGCTGCACGTACAGGTGGACTACTTCACGAGGACGGAAGGCGACCAGAAGGCCGCAGACTTCTTCGCGGCGTTCTCCGGTGATCCTGAGATCACGGTCGACTATCGCATCGACTTCGAGGAAGACACGCGCTACATCCACCACATCTTCGACTGCGAGGTGGTCCTCGGTGGCACGCTTCGAGTCTGAAGGTCTGGACGCGCTGATCGATGAGATCGGCGGGCTTGCCGAAGAGGCAGGAGGCGCAGCGGATGAGGCTCTCAAAGCCGGCGCGGATGTGGTCGTCGAGGCATGGAAGACCGCGATCGACGAGTTTGGGCTCGTCGACACGGGAGCCATGCGGGACAGCGTCGCCGCCAAAGGCCCGAAGGCTGACGGCAATGCGCGCAAGGTCGACATCTATCCGCTGGGAAAAGACAGCCACGGCGTGCGAAACGCCGAGAAGGCGTTCGTACTTAACTACGGACGCAGTAACCTGAAGGCGACCAACTTCGTCAACAAAGCGGAGGCGGACGCAGAAGAAAAAGCTCTCGCTGCCATGCAGGCGGCGTGGAACGCGAGAACGACCAAGTAAGGAGGGCTAATTATGGCTCTTATCGGAATGGAATATCCCGTCTTCGCGCCGATCGCGACCGAGGTCGAGGGCTCCGCTGTGACCTACAGCGCGGGCTTCGTCCTGGGCAAGGCAGTCGAAGGCACGCTGGAGCTGACGCACAACGACGCGCGGCTCTACGCGAACAACGTCCTCGTCGAGAGCGACAACACCGCCAACGGCGGCAGCGTCGGTCTGACGCTGGACCATCTGCGTGTTGACGTTCTGGAGAACGCGATGAACTTCAAGAAGACCGGCACGACCTACACCGCGACGGATGCGGCTGCGCCCTACGGCGGCTTCGGCTTCATCAGCAACGCGATGGTCGACGGCGTGAAGAAGTGCATCGGCTTCTGGGTCTACAAGACCTGCTTCGCGCTGGGCTCTCTGGGCTTCAGCACGAAGGGCCAGAGCACCAGCTTCTCCACCCAGAGCATGAACGGCGCACTCATGGGCGTGTATCAGGATTCGACCGGCAACGCTGACTTCTACGATGTGCAGGAGTTCACGAGCGAGTCCGCCGCGCGCACCTGGCTCAACGGCAAGGCAGGCATCACCTGATGACAGGAGGCGCGGCAGAGGTTCGCCTCTCCGTGCCTCTTCTTTTTTGAGATATGAAGATAGAGATTGACGGCAAAGAGCTTGATCTCCGGCTGGATATGCTCGCGTATGAGCGTATCGAAAGCAAGTACGAGAACTATGGAAAGTTCATCGACGAGCTGCAGGCCGGAAGGTCGCGGGCGATCATCGACGCGATCTTTCTGTTCGCAAACAGTGGCGAACTATATGCGGGCAGGGAAGAGAACATCCGGCGCGGCTGGATAGCGTCTCACATGCGCCCGGGCGACCTCCGCGGCGGCGTGGTCAGCGAAGCGATCCGCGAAACGCTGGCGGACGGCATGCGATCCGAGGCGGCGAAGCATGAACGCATCGACCTTGTCCTGGCAGAACTTAAAAAAAAAGAGACGGAGCCATGACGGCGCGCACACTCTACAGCTACGGTCTGATCGCCGGCATGAGCATGCGCGACATGAAGCGGGAGAAGCCAGGCTTCATCTTGGACATGTACAAAAAGCGCATGGCATACGATGACGAGCAGCACGGTATCAGACGAGATAAAGGAGTGGCCTTCTGATGGCGGTACGCGAGATCAAGAGCACCATCAGCCTCGACGGCGAGGCGAAATTCAGGGCCGCGCTGAAGGCGGCGCAGCGTGAGCTGAAGGTCACCCAGACCGCTCTGCAGGCGGAGACGGCAGCCTTCGGCAAGAACAGCAGCAGCATGGAAGCGAACGCCGCGAAAGCGAAGAATCTGCAGAAGCAGATCCAGCAGCAGAAGGCGATCGTGGACGCGCTGACCAAGGCGGTCGAGGACAGCGCAAAGGCACACGGCGAGAACAGCGCGGCGACAGATCACTGGCGCATCAAGCTGAATCAGGCGCAGCGCGACCTGAACAACATGATCAACGCGGAAGCCGAGGCTTCCACCGGCATGACGAAGCTGGGCGAGAGCGTCACCGGCGCGACGGCGAAGCTCGGCATCATGCAGGGCATCGGGCAGAAGATCGGCAGCACGCTGACGACCGCGGCGAAGAACGGCATTAAGGCGATCTGGGACCTCGCCAGCAACGCCGGCGCAGCCGCGGACCAGATCAACACGATGGCGACCAACTACAACGCCGACCCGAAGTATGTGCAGTTCCTGCAGCAGTACACCGGTCAGATGGAGATCAGCGCGAACGACTACTTCAACGCGCAGAACCGCGTCTGGTCAAACAGGAGCAATGTGGGCGCGATCGCCGCGATCGACGCGTCGCTGCTGACGCCGGACATGACGGCGGTGCGTGAAGGCGTGACGCAGGAGCAGCTGTTCCGCAGCCTGCTGACGGCAGCAGGCGCGAACGAGGCTTTCTTCACCAGCGGCGAAGGCGCGGACGCTTTCCAGGCACTGTTCGGCAGGAACTATGCCGATCTGAAGACGCTGATGCAGCTGATGGGCAACGGCAGCTTCGACAACGCATGGACAGCATATCAGGAAGGCCCGCGGGCGACCTCCGCGGAGGACCTCGCCGGCGCGCAGGCATTCAATGACGCAAGCGAGGAACTCGCCAACGCAACCGGCGCGCTGCAGAAGAAGGTCGGCTCAAAGTTTGCGACCTGGATGACGCCATATGTTGAATCGCTGACAAAAGGTGTCGACGATATTTCCAGTATCGTCAACGGAAACGCAGAACAGGGGACCGGTTGGAACGCTTTCAAGCACGTCACCGGCGGAACAGTCATTGATTCCAAGTGGGGCGACCTATACAACGAAGACGGAACGCTTACGAAAGCCGGCGAGGCATACCTCAACACACCGGCAGGATACACAGAGGTCACGAAGCTTAAACCCGGCGAGATCATCTTCGACGATGAAGCGACCACGCCGCAGGAAGCAGGATAGAAGTTCGCTTAGATCATCTTCGACGATGAAGTTCCCGAGGTCCCTGTGGCGGCGGACACCGACCTCGCAGAGCAGACCTACAGCGACCTCAAGGACACGATCGAAAGCACACCCGTTTAGGTGCCGCTTGATATTAACTGGGACGTCAACCTGGACAGACTGACTCCGATGTCTCCGGGTGATATAAGCACCTGGTACAAGCCGCACGAGAGCGGCCTGTCGTACGTTCCGTACAACAATTACGCCGCATTCCTGCATGAGGGCGAGATGGTGCTCACCCGGGCGCAGGCGGACGCGTATCGCGGCGGCGGAAGCATCGACTATAACGCGATGGCGGCAGCCATGTCCGCGGCGGTGGGCAGCATGAGCATCGGCCTCGACGGCGAGACCGTGGGCCGCGTCATCAGCCCGCGAGTCGACAACGAGCTCGGCAACATGGCATACCAGAACAGATACAGCCGGGGGTGAATGAATGGCGAAGTATAACGCGCGCATCGGCGGAGTGAATCTGGGAGACTTCCAGGGCGTGATCGTTCAGAGCATCACGGAGGAAGCTCCGGCATACAGCCTGACGACCGCAGCCAACCCGAAGGGCTTCGGCGGTCACGTCATGGGCAGCCAGCGCACCGCGCTGAATGTAAATATCAGTTTCTCCATCAAGGAACGACGCTACGAACGCCGGGCGCAGATCTTCGCGGAGATCATGCAGTGGGCGCGGAGCGGCGACTATCTGCAGGTCAACTACCGCACGGCGCAGCAACTGCACATCGCGGTCGCCAGCTTCCCGGCAGCGGGTGCGATGAGCGACTGGAACGCGACATACACGATCAAGTTCACCGGCATTGTCTGTCCGTACTGGGAGGCGACGAGCGTGCAGACGGTCGTGATCAGCGGCGGCAGCGGCGGATTCGCGGACTATGTTTACGCGGAGAAGGTCGACACGGTCGCCGAGGCGGAGCTGCAGATCACAGCCGCCATCACGGAGCTGACCGTCAGCAACGAACTGACCGAGGACTTCATCCATCTGACCGGCTTCACGACGGACACGGGCAAGGCCGGCAATCTCGTCTATATCAAGTACGACGAAAGCGGCTATCTGCGCCTGTCGCTCGTGGACGGAGAGACGGACGAGGAGTTCGACTGCTACCGCTACAGGACGGCGGACAGCTCCGACGACATCCGCATCACTGCCGGCACGAACCGGCTGACGATCTCGTCCAACGGCGGCGTCAGCGGTGACCTCCTGATCAGAAGGAGGTACGAATAATGTCAGGATTTCAGCTTCCGCGGCTCGTGCAGCGGCTGCATCCTGACCGCGAGATCGCCCGGCTGCACCCGACATCGCTCTCCATCACGGAGAAGGACCAGCCGCTCAGCGTCGGCACGATGAACGTTCCGGTGGACGACTATCCGGTCGAACCGGGGCAGTTCGTCGAGGTATTCGACTCGAACGGAAGCCTCGGATACTACCGCATCGTCAATGTCACCCAGGTGTGGCAGAGCGGTCAGCGCGTGCAGCAGTGCAGCCTCGAGCATGGCATCAGCACGCTGAGCCAGTACATCGTCTTCGGGTAGCTCCTGTATGAGGGGAACAGCAAGACGGCGTATCAGATCCTCGGCGAACTTCTCAACAAGCAGCCGGTCCAGTACTGGCAGATCGACACGGTGAACTGGGCGAGTCATGTGACCTACCTCAAGGGCAAAAAGGTCGCCATGCGCTTCAACGACAGCGACCTGCTGAACTGCCTGCTCGACCTGTGCGATTATCTGCCGGCGAACATGCACCTCCGCTTCGACATGAGCGTCTTCCCGTGGCGCGTGCTTCCGTGCATCCGTCCGAACGAGACGAACACGCTGCAGGCGGAGGCGCGTCTGAGCCGGAACGTGAGCTCCCTGAAGGTCGCTTATGACTTCAGCACGCTGGTGACGCGCCTCTATCCGCGCGGCGCGAACAATATCGGCATCAAGAACGCGACCACGAGCCAGACGACCGACTACATCACCGCCGACACGGCGCACACGAGCAAGTACGGCATCGTCTGCCAGCTGTGGACGGACAACACCCAGACGACCAAGACGGGCCTGCTGACAGCGGCGCAGAAGAAGCTGGACATGTACTGCGACCCAGGCGTGACCATCACGATCGACGGGCACGATCTCAGCAGCGAGACCGGCGTCGGCTATGATCATTTCATGGTCGGCAGGACGTGCCGGCTCGCACTGCCGGAC